CGGTACGTGGCGGGTGAGCGCGATCCAGATCGCGTCCGGCGGCACCGTCTACGCCAAGCCGATCAACATCCGATGAGCTTCGGCGTACCAGTCCGCAACGGGTTGGCGATCGGTCTCGGGACCGTCGCCCCGCTTGCGACTGATTACGCAGGCCCCAACCCAGGGCCGCCCTGGACGATTCTGGATAGTGCGGGGGCGATCTTCACCGTCGATGCGGTGGTGTTGTCGGCCGATGGCACAGCCTACTACGTCGTCGAAACCGTGTTGTCGGCTGACGGCACGGCGTACAGCCCAATTTAACGGAGCGCAGCCGTGGCCGCACTCGAAGTCATTGCCCTGAACAAGACGGTGCCGCAGTTGATGGCACCGCAGGTCGGGGACACGTATTACATGCCGCGCGAGGTGGCTGTCCTGACGACAGCCGCTAACGCGAACGGCTCCGCGATCCTGTCCGGCAACACGATCAGCGAGACCGTGAGCGGCTCGCAGTGGCTAGTCGCCTCGCAGTTCGACATCGGCACCGCCCCGAACCAGATCCCGCTGAATCAGTACCTCGGCACGATGGCGTGGCAGGACGCCGAGGCGATCAACGTCGGGCGCGTGTTCTCGCGCGGCGCGGTAGGGGCGTTACGGCAGACCGCAGTGCCCGCAGGCGGCACGGCCGGCGCGGGCTTCTTGCTGTCGAGCGCCACCAACTTTGGGATCTTCTTCGGCAGCGGCGCACCGACGCTAAGCGCGGCCAAAGGCTCGCTCTATTTGCGAACTGACGGCACGACGACCAACGACCGCGCCTACATCAACACCGACGGCGCGACGACGTGGACCGCGCTCACGACCGCAGCCTAAGGACCGACATGATTACCGTCACCATCAGCGACAAGTTTCTGTCCGAGGGGCTCGCGGCGGCCGCTGCGGAGCGCATCGGGCAAACGCCGGCCGACCCGCAGATGACCGCGCAGCAGTGGCTGCAATGGCACTGCGAGCAGATCGCGCGCACCTACGGCACTCAGTTTCGTGTGTCGTCGGTCAGCAGCGGCGACTTCGTCCTGCGGTTCTCGGCCGAAGAGTTCTACGCGATCAACGGCGCGGCGGCGGGCGATCCGATCATTGCCGGCTTTCTTGCGCGAGTGCGTGAGTCGCAGTGGGTCGTGCTCGACTCGCAGGAAGTCGCTGACGGCATCGCGTACCTCGTGGCAATGAGCCTGCTCGCCGCAGACCGCGTGCCGGCGATTCTTGCGTGGGGTGCGCCTGAGCCCGCGCCGCCCGTCGAGCCGACCGAGCCTGAGGTGACCGAATGAGCCTGAGCAACCAATACGGAAATTTGCGCCCGTCGCTCCTTCTCGACTTCGCGAACTCCGAAACCATCGATCCCCGCATCACGTTCGCTCGCGCGAGCACCGCGCGGTACTACGACCAGAACACGGTCGCGAAGGCGGAAGAGAATCTGCTGCTGCAGAGCCAGACGTTCAGCAACGCTGCATGGAGCAAGACAACGATCACCGAGGGGGCGCTTGCAACTGCTCCTGACGGCACGGCCACTGCGGCGTCTCTGACTGCAGCGGGCGCGAACTCGACGATCGTGCAGTCGGTCACGGCGGCGGCCGGCGATCATACGTTTTCGGTTTGGCTGCGCCGCGTCACAGGCACAGGCAACGTCGACATTAGCGCGCACTCCGGCGGTACGTGGGTCACGCAGACGATCACTTCGTCGTGGGCGCGGTACACCGTTACGCAAACGTTGACGGCCGGCGCTCGGACTCCCGGTATCCGGATCGCGACATCTGCCGACGCGGTCGAAGTGTGGGGCGCACAACTCGAACAGCGCTCCGCCGCCACCGCCTACACCGCAACGACGACGGCCCCGATCACGCGCTATCAGCCCCAACTGATGACCGCCGCTGCGGGCGTCGCGCGGCTGGATCACGACCCGATCACGCGTGAGGCTCGGGGGCTGCTGATCGAGGAGTCGCGGTCGAACCTCATGACGTTCACGGAAGACCTCACCAACGTGGCGTGGGTTAAGACGGCGGCCTCGATCACGGCGAACGCTACCGTGGCTCCGGATGGAACGCTGACGGCCGACGCGGTAATCGAGAACACGGCCACGGGCGTGCACCGGGCGCAGCAAGTCTTGTCCGTCACGCCGAACACTTACACGATCTCCGCGTACGTGAAGGCGGCGGGGCGCGACGTGATCCGGGTCGAGGTCTCGCAGCCCGGCGAGACTGCCGTGGGCGTTCACTACGACCTGCTGAACCAAGTCGTTTCGCTCAACCAAGACAACCGGGGCGTCAACCCCTTTATTCAGTCGGTTGGGAACGGCTGGTTACGCGTCGGCGTCACCGTCGTGCAGACCGGTGGTGGGGCGTCGTCCATGTACTTCTACGGGATGCCCCGCTCGCTGCTGACGGCCGGCAACTCGTGGACCGGCGACGGCTACAGCGGCTTCTTCCTCTGGGGCGCTCAGATCGAGCTGGCCGGATTCGCCACGTCGTACATCGCGCGGCTCGACGCCACGGCTGCATCGCGTGCGGCGGATGCTGCGAGCATGACGGGGACGAACTTCTCGGCGTGGTTCAGGGCGGATGAAGGGACTCTGTATGCGGAATTCAACACCGGAGTGACCAGCGCGACGGTCGACACCCCCGGAACCGGCCGAGGTGTCGCGGCAATTACTGACAACACCCCTAATAACCGTCTGCGTTTTGCGATTTCGACATTCCTGGCCCGTGCCGGCGGGGCTACGGTTGCAGAAATTTACGGGGCCGTGGTGGCCGCAGGGACGACGTACAAGACCGCCGCCGTCTACGCGCTCAACGATTACGCTTTGAGCGTGAATGGCGTGCTCTCCGGCACTGATACAAGCGGTGTTCTGCCGACTGGTTTGTCTAGGTTGGACATCGGCGCTAGCACTGAAGCCGGGGGAATTCTGAACGGCTACGTCCGCAAATTGGCCTTTTATCCGAAACGCTTGGCGAACTCGCAACTCCAGAGCTTGACCCGCTGACATGCCCATCACCCTCACTCTCACGACCGAAGAAGCCCGCAATCTCGCCGGGCTGATCGACATTGCGCTCAAGCATCCGCAGGCCGGCGGCGTGGCGATTGCCCTGCCGGCCATCGCGCTGCTGCAGAAAATTGAGGCGGCGAGCAAGGACGTTGCAGAACCGCCGCAATAAATGCGATACTGATTTTTTACCTTACCGGCCAGGTTGACCGGGCGCTCTACTGAGCAGACATGACTGACGAAACCTCAACGGAAGTAGACTCCGTGCCCGCACCCGAAGCGACGGCCGCTTCGGAACCTGCAGCACCGACGCCGGAACCGACTTTCACCCAGGCGCAACTGGATGAAATCATCGGGAAGCGCCTCGCAAGAGAACAGCGCAAATGGGAGCGCCAGCGCCAGGCCCAGCCTGCCGAAGCGCCCGCAGCACCGAAAGAGAACCTTTCGGTCGAACAGTTCGAGAGCCCCGAGGCCTACGCGGAAGTGTTGGCCGAACGTAAGGCGCAAGAACTGCTCGCAACTCGGGAGCAGCAGCAGAAACAAGCCGAAGCTCTGGAGGCCTACCACGATCGGGAAGAAGCCGCTCGGGAAAAGTACGATGACTTCGAGCAAGTCGTCTACAACCCCAAGCTGCCGATCACGAACGTGATGGCCGAAACGATCCAAGCGTCCGATGTCGGGCCAGACCTCGCCTACTACCTGGGGTCCAACCCGCAAGAAGCCGCTCGGATCTCGCGACTGTCGCCGTTCCTGCAGGCAAAGGAGATCGGCAAGATCGAGGCGAAACTCCTCGACAACCCGCCGGTCAAAAAGACTTCTTCGGCGCCCGCTCCGATCTCGCCGGTAACGGCAAAGGCTTCTGGCAACCCGTCCTACGACACGACCGATCCGCGCTCTGTGAAGAGCATGTCGACATCGGAGTGGATCGAGGCAGAGCGCCAGCGCCAGATCAAGAAGTGGGAAGCTCAACAAAAACTTCGATAGGGATTTGTCATGGCGAATAGCCTTCTTACTATTGACATGATCACCCGGAAAGCTCTGGAGATTAACTAATCGGTCTCCCTTGGGGGTAACCCCAAGAAAAAAACTGCGTGAATTCGGTGGACCTCATGTAAGATGATTACATGAAAACACCGAGCCAAGCTGGAGATGGGCGTAACCATGATGACGACGAACAGCGCAAAGCAAAGAACCGCGAAGCGGCTGCTCGTTATCGTGAACGCAACCGTGAAGCGTACAACCAACGCATGCGCGACTGGCGCGAAGCGAATCGGGAGAAGTCCCGTGTGCACGCGCGTGAGTGGCGCAACCGGAAACTGGCTGAAGCTAGTCCTGAAGAGCAAGCGGCAATCCGCGCCGCTGAAGCTCTCAAGACAAAGCGCAACCAAGACCGGCGCAAGGACCAAGTGTTCGCCGCATACGGCGGATACCGGTGTGCCTGCTGCGGAGAAAGTGAACGCATGTTTTTGTCGATCGATCACGTCAACAACGATGGCAACGTCGAGCGTAAGTCTGGTGCGTATCGCAGCAGCGGCACGGCGTTCTATCTATGGCTGGTCAAGCAGCAGTTTCCGCCCGGGTATCAAGTCCTGTGCATGAACTGCCAAATCGGCAAACACAAGAACGGTGGCGTGTGCCCTCATCAACAGAAGGTGTAACGACTATCCCGAAAGGGAGTACGGCCAAGCGGCCGGAAGCGCGCAGCCCCTTGAAAGAGGGTGAAGAGATAGTCTGCTCTGCATGGTGACATGCAGCAGCCCGAGAGGGCGGTCAGGGCGTAGCGAACCTTGGCGAACACATGGCCTGGAGAACAACCTGGTGATCACCCGCAACGTGAACCGTCAGTATGACGATTCGTTCGCGGTCGAGGGGGCCAAGATCGGCTCCACGCTGCGTATCCGTCTGCCGGATCGCGCCCTGGTGACTGACGGTGCCGCCCTGCAGGTGCAGGACGACAACGAGCAGTTCACTACCCTGACCGTCGCGTCGCAGAAGCACATCGGCGTCAACTTCACGACGGCCGAACTGACCATGCAGCTCGACGACTTCGCCGAGCGGGTGCTCAAGCCGCGTATCTCGCAGCTTGCGGCCTCGATCGACGCTGACGTGGCGAACTCGTACGGCAAGGTGTTCCAGTCGGTCGGCACCCCCGGCACGACTCCGGGCACCTCGCTGGTTCTGCTGCAAGCCCAGCAGAAGCTCAACGAGTCGGCCGCCGTCATGTCGCCGCGCTACGCGACCGTCAACCCGGCCGCCAACGCTGCGCTGGTCGAAGGCATGAAGGGTCTCTTTAACCCGACCTCCACCATCAGCCGCCAGTTCAAGAACGGCATGATGGGCGAGGGCATCCTCGGGTACGAAGAGATCAACATGTCGCAGTCGATCAAGGTGCATACCACCGGATCGGCCGTTCGTGGTGAGAACACGATCGTCAAGACGACCCTCGTCAACGGCGCGACCAAGCTCACGATCGACAACGCGACCGACTCGCGCACCCTGGTGCCGGGCGACGTGTTCACGATCGCGGGCGTCTTCGCGGTCAACCCGCAGACCCGTGAGTCGACCGGCGCGCTCCAGCAGTTCGTCGTGCAGAACACGGTTACCTCGGCGTCGACCGAGTTCGTGGACGTGGAGTTCCTGCCGGCGGTCTACGCCCCGACGCACGCGCTGGCGACCGTCAGCAAGCTGCCCGCGGCCAACGATGTGGTGACCTTCCTTGGCGCCGCCTCGACCGGCTACCCGCAGAATCTGGTCTACCACCGCGACGCCATCACCTTCGCCACCGCCGACCTGCTGCTCCCGCAGGGCGTCGACATGGCGAGCCGCCAGGTCCACAACGGCATCTCGATGCGGATCGTGCGCCAGTACGACATCAACAACGACCGGATGCCTTGCCGGATCGACGTGCTGTACGGCTACGGCGTGATCCGTCCGCAGATGGCCTGCCGGATCTGGGGCTAACGGACTCTAAGGAAAGGAACACATCATGTCTCTCCCTAATGGCGGTGGCGGCTACCAACTCGGCGATGGCAACATCGACGAGCCGTTCATCGATCTGATTCCCGAGCCCGCTACGGCGGCCGCGACCGGCACGCTGACCGCGGCCCAGGTGCTCAACGGCCTGATCCTCGTCAACTCCGGCGCCACTTCGCAGCAGACGCACACTCTGCCGACGGTGGCGCTGCTGGAGGCGGCGCTCACCAACTCGGACCGTATCGGCACGTCGTTCTCGTTCCGCGTCGTCAACCTCGGCACCTCCTCGGGCACCGCGGTGATCGCCGCCGGCACGGGCTGGACCGTCAGTGGCTCGCTCACGATGACGATCCCGGTGACGACGGGTGCGATGATGGTGGCGCGCAAGACCGGCGCTAGCGCGTGGACCCTGTACCGCGTGGCCTGACCGGAGAACACCATGCCGAACACTAAGCCTGTCGGCGTGGCGTTCTCCGACCCGCAACTGACCACCCTGTTCGTCAACCCTCCCGTCACCAAGACGGCCAGCTTCGTGCTGGGGGATGAAGAGAACTTCGTGGTCTGTAACGGGTCGGCCGCCAACGTCTCGGTCACCCTGCCCAGCGGCTCGGCCAATGTCGGTCGGGTCGTCGTCATCAAGAACCTGTCGGCGACGTACACGGTCGTGTCTGCTGCGACCAACGTCAGGCCCGCGAACTCGGCCACCCTCGGTACGGCGATCCTCGCCGCCACCGCGGGCGCCTGGGCGATGCTGGTCTGCGAGGACGGCACCAACTGGACGGTGATGGCGTCGTAACCAACGAGGGGGCTTCGGCCCCCTCCTCTCCTTTATGGCACTCATCTACCTGCGTCACGACACCCACGGCCTGAAGATCGCGAGCCTTGAACTTGAGGCCGAGCACGATGAACAGCATGGGTGGAAGCGATATACTCCGGGGGAGCCCCAAGCGGCGCCCGAAAATGCGTTGACGCCGCGCCGTCGCCGAAAGGAACCCGATGCCGACGACCGCCAACGACCAGATTAATGCGGCGCTGCGCCTGATCGGCCAGCTTGCCGAGGGCGAGACGCCAACCGCCGAAACGTCCGCGGACGCGCTTGCGGCGCTCAACCAGATGATCGACAGTTGGAACACCGAGCGGCTGTCGGTGTTCTCGACGCAGGATCAGATATTCACCTGGCCTTCGTCCACGATCTCGCGCACGCTCGGGCCGACAGGTGATTTCGTCGGCAACCGGCCGATCGAACTGGACGACTCGACGTACTTCCGCGACGCCGCCACCAACGTCGCGTACGGACTGAAGTTCGTCAACCAGCAGCAGTACAACGGCATCGCCGTCAAGACTGTCACGTCGACCTACCCGCAGATCATGTGGGTCAACATGACGTACCCGAACATCGAGATGTACGTGTTCCCGGTGCCGATCCGGCCGCTGGAGATGCACCTCGTGTCGGTGACGGAACTGACGCAGCCTGCGACGCTGGCGACCAACCTGGCGTTTCCGCCAGGGTATCTGCGCGCGTTCAAGTACGCGCTCGCCTGCGAGATCGCCGCCGAGTTCGGCGTCGAGCCGCCGCCGACGGTACAGCGCATCGCCATGTCGGCCAAGCGCAACATCAAGCGCATCAACAATCCGGGCGACATCATGGCGCTGCCGTACTCGCTGGTCGGGACGCGGCAGCGCTTTTCCGTGTACAGTGGTAACTACTGACCGTGAAGACGCCGATCCTAGGCTCCTCCTACGTTGCGCGCAGCGTCAACGCGGCCGACAACAGGTGCATCAACCTTTACGCGGAGATCGTACCGGAAGGGGGCAAAGAGGCTGCGTTCCTGACGCGCGCCCCCGGCCTGCGTGCGCTCGCGTCGATCGGCTCCGGGCCGATCCGCGGGCTCTGGCAACTCGGCGGTTTCGGTTACGTCGTGTCAGGCAACGGGCTGTACCAGTTCAGCCCGACTTTCACGACGAGCTTCAAGGGCTTCGTCTCGGGCTCTGATCCGGTCAGCTTCGCGGACAACGGCGCCCAGATCTTCATCGCCTGCAATGGGCCGAGCTACATCTACAACGTCGTCACCGATACGTTTGCGCAGATCACCGACCCGGACTTCCCCGGCGCCGTCACCGTCGGCTTCATCGACCAGTATTTCGTCTTCAACGAGCCGAACTCCCAGCGCATCTGGGTGACGGCGCTGGCCGACGGCACCAACATCGACGCGCTGGACTACGCGAGCGCCGAGGGCGCGCCCGATACGCTGATGTCGGTGATCGTCGACCATCGCGAGGTTTGGCTTTTTGGGTCCAACTCCACCGAGGTCTGGTACAACGCAGGCGGCTCCGACTTCCCGCTGCAGCGCGTTCAAGGCGCATTCAACGAGTTGGGGTGCGCCGCGTCCTACTCGGTCGCGAAGATGGACAACCGCATCTTCTGGCTGGGCGCCGACGCTCGCGGCGACGGCATCGTCTACGCGGCCGAAGGGTACATCGGCAAGCGCATCTCGACGCACGCCGTCGAATGGCACATCCAGCAGTACCCGACGATCTCGGACGCGGTGGGCTACACCTACCAGCAGGACGGGCACTCGTTCTACGTGCTGTCGTTCCCCTCGGGCAACGCGACCTGGGTCTACGACGTGTCCACGCAGGCGTGGCACGAGCGCGCCTACTTCTCGGGCGGCGCCTTCAGCCGGCACCGCAGCAACTGCCAAGTGTTCTTCGCGGGCCAGACGATCGTCGGCGACTACCAGACGAACAAGATCTACGCGCTGGACAAGGAAGTCTACGCGGACGACGGCGCGCCGCAGCGGTGGCTGCGCTCTTGGCGTGCGCTGCCCCCCGGCGCCAACAACCTCAAGCGTACCGCGCAGCACGAACTGCAGTTGGACTGCGAGACGGGCGTCGGGCTGGCGCTCGGGCAGGGCAGCAACCCGCAGGTGATGCTGCGCTGGTCGGACGACGGCGGGCACACATGGTCGAACGAGCATTGGCGCTCGATGGGCGCCATCGGCGCGTACGGCCACCGGACGATCTGGCGTCGGCTCGGCATGACGACCAAGATCCGCGACCGCGTTTACGAAGTGTCGGGCACCGATCCGGTTCCGATCGCGATCATGGGCGCGGAACTGCGACTGAGCCCGACCAATGGTTGACGCCACCAACATCACCCCGCCGCGCGTCCCGTTTATCGACGAGCGCACGGGCTACATCTCGCGGGAATGGTATCGGTTCCTGCTGAGTCTGTTTCAGTTGACCGGCAGCGGCACCAGCAACTTCTCGCTGACCGACCTTCAGTTGACGCCGCCCGGCGCCGGCTTCGATCCGGCGCTGCTGCCTTCGCTGCTGCCCGCAGATCCGGCGCCTGCGCAGATCGGCACGCTGGCGTCCGAGAACGCCGACAACGTGCGGATGCTGCGGTTCAGCAACGCGCCGTCGCCTCCGGTAGTCGGCGCGCCAGGCGTCGTGGTGTGGAACGACACGGACGGTACGCTGGACTTGGGGCTCAAGGGTGGCAACGTCACGTTGCAGCTAGGCCAAGAGCAGATGACGCTGGTCAAGAGCGCCGA